TAGTGGTAGTTGCATAGTGGTAGTTGCATAGTGGTAGTTGCATAGTGGTAGTTGCATAGTGGTAGTTGCATAGTGGTAGTTGCATAGTGGTAGTTGCATAGTGGTAGTTGCATAGTGGTAGTTGCATAGTGGTATATGAACCAGTGTAAATTATACTCTACATAAAAAGTCATGAATTTAGTATTTTTTTTGGAAAAAAGTTGAAGGTTCTCCAATTTACTATAAAAAAGTATTTATAATAAATCAAAATGAAAGAGTTGATTACATACATTATACTATAAGTACTTTATTTCAATATATTGGAGAACATTGCTACTTTTTAATTCAAAAAACCCACTGAAATCCACGCTTTTTGGTAAAATGTACAAGGTTCTCCAATATGTTGTAATAAAGAACAACAAAAAAATACAATATATACAATATATACAAACTATATACAAAGAGAACCTATTTGTAGGCTATTTTTGGCTTAATTTTATGATGAAAATCAATTCGACTTCTATTATATTCTTGTATGAGTTCATTCACATCTATATGATAAATCTTAGTATGATTAATATAGTTGTGATACATAATATCATTATAGAACATAACGAAAAACATAAGCATAACAAAGATAAATAAAATCATTTTGTGGTTGGTTGTTTTGTGGTAATATATGTATATTTTTATCGGATTTTAATCAATTTTTGTATGTTCTCAAGATAAAGTATTCTGTATGTTAGTGGTTGCGCGGCGGTAGTTGCACCGAGGGTAGTTGCATAGTGGTTAGGTATCGTAAAAAAAAGACCACAATGGTCTTTTTTTTTGTTTTTTTGTTTTTGTTTACATCATTTTACGACACATAGGACAACAAGGCATCTGGATATCATCCCAATCGACTTCTCCCCCCATTTCATATTCAGCTTGTTCGATCTTATCTTCACAGATTGCTTCAATCTTTTTACAACATACGTTGCATACTGCATGATTGCATTTAGTTATTTTGTTAGTCATTTCTAGACAAACACAGCATTCTTGATAGGTTTGAGATACTGTAGGAAATGACATGGTATCAATTATTTGTATTAACTTATTAACCCCTTCTTCGATCTCTTTGTCTGTTATTTTGCTTGTTGGTATATCGGATACATTCTTGTTGTCGTTGCATGGTCTGGTATAGACTGAAATCAACATCTTTGATGGCATTATCTTTGGTGGTGAAAAGTTATTATCAGTCAAATCTAGTCTAATACCGCTACCGTTAACCAGCACAACTACTTCACAAAGTATCGCCGAATCATTGCCAAGTGTAATACGCCTAGGTTTTGAGCTTCTTTTTACGGTTTGTTGAATAACGTCTACGAGTTTTGATGGTTGTTCTCTCACAGTTGATATGTTAAATGTCATTATTATTATTGGTTGGTTGTAATGATATATTAACACTTTTGTCAAAATTTAATCAATTTTTAGCAAATTTCAAGACATTTTCTCATTTCTCATTATCCTACTCATTTCTCATTATCTTACTCATTTCTTGTTATAACCTAGGGTGTAGGGTGGTTGGACAGTGGTTAGGGTTAGGGTTGGGGTGTAGGGTGGTTGGACAGTGGTTAGGGTTAGGGTTGGGGTGTAGGGTGGTTGGACAGTGGTTAGGGTTAGGGTTGGGGTGTAGGGTGGTTGGACAGTGGTTAGGGTTAGGGTGGTTGGACAGTGGTTAGGGTCTAGGGTTAGGGTGTAGGGTTGGAGTTAGGGTGGTTGGACAGTGGTTAGGGTCTAGGGTCTAGGGTCTAGGGTCTAGGGTCTAGGGTCTAGGGTTAGGGTGTAGGGTTGGAGTTAGGGTGGTTGGACAGTGGTTAGGGTCTAGGGTTAGGGTTAGGGTTAGGGTTAGAAAATAGACGATCCAGGACCACACTATAGAGGAGGTAGAAAAAACTCATAAACGCGCATAAAAAAATGACACACAAATAAGGTGTCATTTTTTATTTTTTTTTTTATATATTAACTTACCAATCGGTACCATCAGTCACCCAAGATTCGTCATCAGAACCCCATAATTCATCATTCCATAAATCATATCGCGAGGTACAAGTGCATTTAATTCTTTCAGGAACATAATATCTTGCATACTCTGGAATATAATTTCCACAAACCAAACAATTAGCGCCTTGAAATTGGCATTTCATATGATCTTCCGGAGTATCAACCCAAAGTGCCCAATGTTCATCATCATCATCATCATCGAACCAGTCAGATGGATTTGCTCTAGAAAGAGTATGATTAACGAAAATATCGTTTATTAATTCTTTTTTGTAGCGAATAAATTGAATAGTTTCCCAAGAATCAAATAAATCACATGGAATGCCTAATTGATTTATGAGTAATTGCTTAATTATTGAAGTCATTTTTTTCTATAGTAGGTAGTATCCAAGCAGTATTATATCTCTATAGTAGTAGTAGTAGGTATTATCGATATTAGTTAGTTAGTTAGTTAGTTAGTTAGTTAGTTAGTTAGTTAGTTAGTTAGATAGATGCAATAAAATAAAATGTATCTCAATAAAATCAATTTTTTATATTTTACAAGTGTATAAAGGCTAACGGCTAAAAACGGATATATATATGAAAACAAAAAAGTCTTGAAACAATATAAAAAATTGATTTTATTGAGATACATTTTATTTTATTGCATCTAACCCCGCTTACAGAATAATAATAATAATAATAATATAATATAATTTAACATTTTAATTTATACGGCACAAAATGGACTCAGATAACGAATCTACTCATAACACAAGATACGAAGAATATATGGAAAGAGAAAGACACTTGGATGAACAAGAAGAACGCGCAGAACGGGAAAAAATGATTGTACCACATTCTTTAAAAACCAAAAAAGAAAAAATGAAATATTATGAATGGCTGGATGATTGCGAAAGAAGACCAGGATTTGCACCATCGTATTATAAATTCATGGAAAAGATCGAAAAATCAAGAAGAAAGAGACAAGAGAAAAAACTTAGAGAGAAAAATACTGCTCCTCCTCCTCCTCCTCCTCCTCCAACAAATAATAAATAACCACACCAAAAAAAAATAAAATAAAAATTATGGACATTTGCTCCATATTTTTTATTGTATCAACATTTGTATATTAGGATTCGTATCGTATACCCATGAAAAACCTACCCAAATTTTTTGAAAACTAAATTTTGGGTCGTTTTTTTTTGATGATATTATACTTAGAAGCATTATATAATACAAAAAATATAAGAAAAAATATAAGTAAAATTATAATTATATATAATAAATAATTAAGAAAAAAAAATATATAATACATTCTATTCCATCCTAATTCAGGATCTATATTAATATTTAATATATCAGTAGCATATTTACTAAATTTTATAATATAAGTTTCAGTACCATCATATCCCCAATATTTTTTATTATCTGTATTCGGAAAAGTTTGATAAGATAATGGAATTTTATAAAAATAATTTTTGTAATTATGAGTTAAATATAAATCAAAATGTAAAAAATTATGAATATTTTTATCATTCAATATTTCAAATATAATATTTTTATTATAAATAATAGATTGTGAAACAAGAGAATATATTCCATTATATATATTTAAATTATATGTTGGTGAAAATAATACTGGAACAGGACCTAAATTAAAATAAAATGGTTCGCTTTTTTTATCAAAAATATATTTTATTTCATTTATAATTTTATTATCCTTTATTTTTTTATTGAATATAAAATCATCTTCTAATATTAAAATATTATTATAATTATTTTCAGATGAATGATTCATTGCATTTAAATATGCATCGGTTAAATCATATGGTGGTATTTCTTTAGATAATATTTTACCACATTTTTTATATCCTTTATTATGAACAATATATATAGTTTTTGTGGGAATAAATTCTTTTAATTGATTTTCATAATGATCTTTCCTCTTACTATTTTCCATTGTTAAAATATAAGTAGCATCAACAAAACTATCTAAAAATCCATTTTTATATTCACGTTTTTCAAAAGTATAACAATGACTATTATTATTATTATTATTATTATTATTATTATTATTATTTTTCATATGTTATTATATATATATATATATTATTACATATGAAAACATAATCTTCCGTGATATAAAAAATATAACAATTTTATTTTTATATTATACAGAAGAAGTTTCGTTTATAATAGTCTGTTTACGCTGCCGAGGTTTACGTAATGAGCGCGACGATTTCAATATAGAACTAATAATATATACATCGCGTTGCAACTCATAAAAACTGGATTTATAAATCCCCTTCAAAATATAATCAATAAGCGTAGATTTACTCGAACTGCGTTTAACATGCAATTTATAAGAACGCCCATTCAAAATATCATTCGGTCGCACATCATACAATAAATACGTATGATTCATATATTGTAATAAATGTTTAACCTTCCAAGTATTTAACAACGATTTCAAATCTTCTTTAGCATTCATAAAATAACGTCTAGAAATGCAGCGCTTTCTTACACCAGATAAAACCTCTTCACCGATAAATCCCCGAATATGAGATATAACATCCTCGGGTAATTTATCTACCCGATTACATTTAAATTTCAAAGATTTCACACATAAATCATATACTAATTGTTCTTTATCGCGTTTTTCGGATACAATGTCATACCGTTTTTTCACATCGGCCAGATCAGAATAATAACACTGTAATTTTTGGATAGAATCAATATTTTTTTGTAATTCATCTACATAACAATCTATTTTATTTGAAGTATTCGTATTAGTAAAAATATCTTTAAAGTCATTTGTAATTACTACAGGATGCATATGTAAGGTAGGAGGTTCTTTGTAGTTACTAACAAGTTGATTCAATTCGCGTTTTTCCTTATTTAATTTGGTAAGTTTTTCAACAACATTGGATACATATTCCCGAAATTTAAGATTAACACTATAAACAATATGATTATATGTGAAACCAGATGCGCGTAAGGAATCAGATGTACCTTTGCGATATACATGATAGACGTAGTTTTTCGCTATAATAAACTCCATAGAAGCCCGCACAATCATTCGCGACATATATTCCGAATTAAATACATCTTGCGATAACGTACCCATTTTGTGTAATTCCGAAAATATTTCATTGTATCCTATCGCCAATCGAGATATATCGTTATTATAATAGGATTGACAAATATAATGATGTAAATAAGCAGCCATCTGAGGAGAATCTACATTATTAATAATATTCGATAAAAGCAATTCTACAATATTATTTTCTATATGAAACGATACGCGTGTTAATAGAAACAATACGTCAGTGCTCATTATAATATATAATTTATTTTATTTATTTATTTATAGAAACTAAAGTGAATTATTTATTTCAATTTTACACATTTGTATATATAACGAAGTTATACAACCGGTTCAATATTTTTAATCATGAGTAAAACAATAAATATAACAAAAGCTTTTGCATGGCGTTGTGCAATTTTATATTGTGAGAATTGCGTAATTTTTTCATCGACAGTATGAATCTGCATGTATTTATAAGCAATATAGGCAATGCAAGTTATAGATAAATATTCAAAATTATGATGATGATGATTATTCACATTAGTTTGAAATTGTGATAACATTACTCCATCATCCGCAATTTCAAATGTAATTTTATTAACAAAAGTGGATACCAATCCACGATTATAGATAATCTTTCCTAAAGGATTACTCGGAATGAATGCGTATATATGTCGCAATCCAAATGCAAAACTAAATATACATACAATAATAGGTTGATAATACATGATAATATATATATGTAGTAAAGGTGGTTATAATGTATTGATATTACTTTTAGTTTTATTTTTATTTTTATTTATTTTTTTTTATTTTATATATCAATTTTACGCCTTTGTTCCATAATAAAGGCGTAAAAATAAAAAATATGTTTTAAAAACAATATAATATGATTACAAGATAATATATAGTTTAACCTCTAAATATATCTAACATACTACATACTTAAACATGCAAACATTTATAGATATATTCCAAAAACATTCCAATACAAATGTAAAAATAAAAGTAGATCTAACCAACCAATCAACATTTGCACCATATTTTTCTTACATAAATAATGAAAGTGGAAAGGGTGCGAATCATTCAAATGTATTATATGAGTACTTGTATAAGAAAGAAAATCAATCAAGCGAACCCGAAAATAATACCAGAAATTTTTATTTATTTCTGTTTTTGAGTTCATTAATACACGACGCGACTCAACAATCAGAACCATCTAACGCAGATGCATTCTATGGTAATTCCTCGGCTAACGTAATCGTAAAAAGTAAATTCAAACATTTAAATAAAATACTTACAAACATTTTCATACAAGAATCCATGAAAGAAAAAATCCTCGGTATTTTCGAAAAAACACAAAAAACATATTACGGGTTCTCCAAATTAGCAAAACTATATAAATTAAAAAAATACAAATCAAATATAAAAATAAATACGGATTTATATTTAAACCCGATCGACCCAAACAATAAAAATTCGATATTAATCAACCATGAAGACAACGGATATTGGTTCTCCATATCAGATTTAATGAACCATATTGAGACGTCGCTAATCAACTCACCCTTTTTTTTTACAGAACCTCTGCATCCAAAAAATCCATATAACAATATTCCATTTTCAAAAACGACGTTATATAACATATATTTTCATGTAGCAGAAGTACGCAGACAATTGATTCCATCCCTATTTCATAATTTCTTTTTGTGTGAATTCGATTTGGAAAAATTCAAGATAGAAAATGAATATTTGATACGAGATAGGTATATAATAAAACATGCAATTAATATAGATGAAGAACGATTGTTTTCAGAAGTGAGAACCATGTTGAAATATGTATTAGGTAATCGTATAACAATCAATGATGATTTTCCAAAAGAGAAATTAGCAAAAATAATGCGACCTTATTATTATTTATTTTTAGTTTATCGCTATCATATAAGTGGAATTGAGAAAACGAATATAGCAAAAAAAGTATTAGTAAAAAAATTAAGAGAACTACATAGATACAATCCAAATTTTGGAAGAATGATATTAAAACCAAAAATTACATTATCGACGATGAATAAAGCAACTCGACAGTTTGAACGTACGTTTGAATCCGGTCATCCAACATTCACAATGAGAAATGCAATTCAAATGTGTCAAATGAATCATCAAGAAAGAATACCACGCCAATCAAGAAGACCACCTATTGTTTCGGTACAAAACAACAACAACCATAACCATAACCATAACCATAACCATAACCATAACCATACAACAAATTTTATTCTAAGTAGAGCAAGAATATATACTCAGCAAATAATGACACCTTCCGATACAGAATCCGATTCGGATTCTGATGTTGATGATGTATTAATTTCTGTAAGTCGAAATGCGACAAGTATAATAATAGATAATAGTCAAAATCAAATTGAAATTAGCGAAGAACTAATAAGACATAGTATAGAACAATTATTAGCGGATAATGATTCAGAATTAGTAAATGAATTCGAAGAATTGCAAAGAGAGGATTACGATTCGGAAAGTTAAGTTAAACCCATGTATATACCCAAATATTTTAGAACCCAAATATTTTAAATATAATATATATAATATATATAAACCCAAATGAATAGATCGGGTGCAGCAGCAATAATATGGTTCGAAGATGAGACTACTGGAGAAAAGAAAGTATTAGTAGGAAAAGAAAGTAAATATGTAAGTGATATTTTTGCAAACACAAACAACTTTACAGATGGAGATCGTGAGTTGTTAAATGTAATGGAAAATTTAACTGTAGATGACATAAACTATGTTAAACAAGTATGCGGAGAACAAGCGGATGAGTTGGAAACTATAATACAAGACAAAAATATACTGGAAGATACACGTATTCAATATGATACGCCAGAGAAAATCATAATAAAGACAGACGAAGGAGATAAACCAGGAGGATACAAAATAAATTATCGATATTTACCAAATAAATTTAAAAAAGGAATTATAAAAGGCGGTTATGCAGATATAGACGGAAAAAATGATGATGGATCAAACAATACGCTAAAAACAATCATGAGAGAAATTCGAGAAGAAGTAGGAATGAATATTAAGCCAAGTGAAATATCTTCAACTGGTATAAATTGCAGCGGGTATGATGTATATTCTATACAAATTCCACACATGCATATCAAAACATTCGAAGATGCAATCAATAGTAGAAAACAAAGGAGGATCGGAGAAGTATATGATTTAGAATTTGTGTTATTATCTATAATTCAACCAGACCTAAAAAATTATAATGAAAAGAGTAGGTGTGCCATTAGTCGATTTTTTGGAATACGTGGTGGCAAAACCAATCGCAAAACCAATCGCAAAACCAATCGCAAAACCAATCGCAAACCCAATCGCAAAACCAAAACCAAAAAACACTAAGCATATGGATCAATTCCATTTTCAATTAAGATATTCGAAATGATAGAAAGCTTAACTGGGTCAAACCCGACACCGTATGCAGGCATACCATACATAACAATATAATAACTGAATAATGGTGCTAAAACGAATGTCTGAGTAGCAGTAAATTGACCAGTAGTATTAGACATAGCTTGTTGTTCATTTTTACCAGACAAGATTTCTTCAATTCTTCTTTGTAGTAAAATATTATTCAAAGATAATTGTATATTCGATGTATATAATGCATATGTATTGATTGAACCATGAAGACCATCATTCGTAATTTTAAACAATTTAACAATATTCGTATTTGTTTGCTGATTTTGAGTAGTATATATGGTATTGTGTAATACTAAATATCTTTCCAAATCACTAGGAATTAATTGATATTGTTGATTGGCAATATTGGATGTATAACGAGTATCAATTTCATCCAATACATCAATTACATTCTGTGATAAATCAAAGGGCATCTCAACTGGATAAGGAACAGGAACATTTCTATACACCTTAATTTCTTTTGTTTTAATAATGACTTTTGCGTTAGCAGCAGTAATTCCAAAAAGAGATCTTCCCATTTATTTTATTTAATGCTATATATTTTAATTTGATATTTGATTATCAAATTAGAAACCAAAATCAAAACCCAGCTGGATTGTCGTGATATCTGGAAAGTTTTGTTATATGATTCATTCCGTTATTTGCATTGATAGTATTATTATTATTATTATTACCGTTTGTCGGTTTAGTTGAACTAGATATAAGAGACCCAGATTCTTCATTTCCTTTAAAAATATTCAAAATCTGAGATACAACAGCACTACGTTCAATATCCTCGTTTTCTAATTCACATATTTCAATACCATTTTTATTGCCATTGTATTTGCGGATTTTTTCCATAAATATCTTCAATCCATTATCATTAATACGATCACTTTGATTCAAATCTCCAGTTATAACCATTTTAGAACCAAGACCAATACGCGTGGTTAACATCAACATTTGATTTGGCGAACTATTTTGCATTTCATCGGCAATAATAAAACATTTCTTAAATGTACGTCCGCGCATGAAACCTAATGGCGAAATTTCGATTACACCGCCGTGAACCATAGCATCAATATCTTTTTGACTATAATATTCCAAAAATATATCAAAAATAGGTCGCGTCCAAGGATCCATTTTGTGTTTAATATTACCCGGTAGAAACCCAAGTTCTTCTTCTACAGGAACAACTGGACGAGTAATAACGATTTTCTGTATTTTTCCCTGTTTCAAATCTCGAATAGCTGCATTACATGCAAACAATGTCTTTCCAGTTCCAGCAGGACCAATACCAAATACCAATGTCGTATTTTGATTATTCAATGTATCAACATATTTTTTCTGGTTCGCTGATCGTGGAGAATACAATGGAGAAATTCCTCTCATTTCAATTGATGTAATGTCATATCCAGAATCCGAACCACCATTTCCTTTTGACTTTTTCATTTTGGGCTGTTGAACCGACATTTTAATATTATTTCGGTTTATATTCGCGTTGAGTTCAATCGCTTTATTAAGATGAGTATTTGCTGAAATATGAATACCTCTATAAAAAAGGTTCGTATTAAATAAAATTCTAGAATTCGCTGCATATAAACGTTTTGATACAAACCCCGTTCCTATACTTGATAACAAAAGTAAAGGGAAAAATCGAAAGCCAATCATTTATTATAATACCTAAACATATAAATATAAAATATAATACCGACGACTCCAAATATAAATCAAATAATATAATTATATAATATAAATTAAATGCAGAAACGTCAAGAACCAACTTTTGAATTACAAACATGGAATATACCTCCAGAAAAAATAGATGAATGGCGTAGGTTGCAATCTACATTCCCAAAAGAACAAGCAACAGATTGTACTATAAATGTTTTAAGATTTTTAGGAGTTTTTGAAAATCCAGATTTTGCGGAAACATTGGCTAAAGAAAAAAATAGAACAGGACAAGGAACCGATTTTAACGAAATATTATCACATATATTTTACCATTTTAATAAAGGAGAATATAAAATTAATCATGTATTATTAACCCCAGTTGATCCTTATGCTCAAGTTATTGCTGCATTAACCCATGATAATATGTATACAATATGTTTGCTTGGAAGAGTACCCGGAGTCGTAGGACATTCAGTCGTTATTGCAAGAATAAATGGAGAATTGTATATATTAGACCCACAACAGCAATCCGGATATTGCGGTTTGGTTGCAATTAGACAATATTTAAGTGATCAAGGTATTGTACGGATCTCTTATATTTATAAATCTATTAGTAAACCCGTAAGAAACAGAAACCCAACAACAATACAAATAAGAAAAAAATCAAGTACAGACTCACCTGAATACAAAAGACAAAAAACTTCACCAAAATCTTCACCAAAAAATCTATTTAATCTTGGTGCACCACCTCTATTTAATTTTAATCTTGGTGCACCACCAAAGAAGAAGACATTTAAAAAAAAAAGAAGAGGAGGATCAAATAAAACAGCCAAAAGATCAAGGTTGTAAATAATTACCTTCCAATGCCCCTTCAATCCACTGACTATTTTTGGCGGAATAATTCTCCCCACAAACATACAAAGGAACGTCTATATACGGTTTCATAATTTGATAAGGCATAACGGAACTATCAAATCCGGGTGCAAAATAGGCGACACCGTGTTCCCAATAGAACATCTCTATATGTTCTGGTACAGGAATTTGCATGTGCGTAGTTTTTTGAAGCAATTTCTGATGCAATCGCGCGATTTCATCTACCCCATCCACATCCATAATATTTTTCCAATATCGTGCAAATTTATTATCTGTATAAGAAATCATCATAGTTCCTGTAGATTCGTCCATAGGAATAACAATACGCAAATGATTGTTGGTAGTAATTTTGGGTAAATCTTTGAACCATGGACCATCATCATCATGATCATGAACCGGAAATTGTCCATAGATACGACATAAAGGAAGCGTACGAATCAAATTCAACATAGGATAAATAGGCGAAAATATGCGTAATTTTAATAGAGTCTCTTTGGGAAGAGCACATATACATTTGTTGGCATAATAGGGTCGCTTAAGATTATCACACGTAAGTTTAAACTTGCGGGCCGTACCAATATGACCCTGACCATCAACATACTCAATGTCATTCACACGATGACGAGTAAGCATTTTAACTCGACCATTTGCTTTTAATTTATCAACTATTTTTTCGACTATTTGATACAATCCTCCGGCCAACACATAATATTGATTTTTAGGATTAAAATGTTCTTCCATTAAAACAATTGCATCGAATGCATTCATATCGGTTAATTCGGAAGAATACCCAAAAGAATCATATAACAACGCCGCTTCATCCTTTGTAATTACAGTTTTTGCATAATCCAAAAATACGGTGTTTTTTAGGACCGCATCAACATCCGGTTCTCGTTTGCTGGCTTGAATAATACGCTTGATTATTTTTTGTATTGGTTTTGTAGAATACAATTTACCATTGGTCATATAATGGTCGAATCCAGAAATTGGTACAAGTTTATCATCTAATCCTAATTCATGTATTAATTTCATGACCAAAACCTGATTATTATGGAATCTACCTGCACCGGCCTCGACGGTGTAATGCTTACCATGAAAAGTATCGATTCTTCCACCCAATTGACGATTACGTTCTAATATAGTAATTTTCAAACGAGGGTTTTGTTTTATGTGTTGGTATGCAGCATATAAACCAGCTATACCACCACCGACAATAATAAGATCAGAATTCATTTTTATAATCGTATATATGTAAGATATTTATATATATTACAAATATCTTGTTTTACATAGTTATCTAATTCAAATGCGTTTATTTTTTACACAGTTAGAATAGGTATTATCAGTTGTATAATAAATATGGTAACAAATATAAAAATGAAATTAATACAATGATATTAGTATTTTTATTTTTATTTACAAGATAGGAAGCAATTAAACACGACATTATCATCATCCCGCTATCAGCCAAAATTGCTTTATAAGATACATCGTTCGCATAATCCTTAAATGTATCAATCATTTTATTTATTCCTCTTGGTATATTGCTAAAAAAAACATAAAATAATATATCATGAGTAATTTGTAGTATTACGGCTAAAATAACAAATTTTACTATTGAAAAACTATCAAATACATAATAATAAATTGCTCTTGTAATAATTAATACAATTAATATAATCAATACATCAGCAATAACAGCTGATAAATTATATTGTGAATACCATTGTCTTAAAACTTGTGATTTAATAACTCCTGTATTTAATAAAAAAATTACAAATAAATCTGTAATTAAAACCGCATTAAATAATGGTAAATAATCATTTATATTATTGAAATCTGCTATATTTTTAAACATATTATAATATTATAATATAATATTATTATACCAATCCTAAAAATCCCACACCACCCTTTATATACTATAAGTAAAAATACATATAACGACTCGCGGCTTCACAGTTTTATCTTGATATAACTTTGTAAGGTTTCTATCAATTGTATAACCATTTTGTTGTAGATAGGCGAAAATCGCAGGAATATCATCTTCATGCATAAAACATTTCGAAGTAGTATAACGAGATAACATATATTTACATGTAATTTCTCGAGGACTTGAAAAAATAGATAGATCAGCAGTTCTTATAGGAAATACTAACGAACTTAATGGACCCGATGGTACAGCGTCCAGTGTAATTATGTTTTTATATTCTTGTGAAATAGGATCTAAAATAGGTTCTAAATAAATGGCATTTCCTGTAATGTTATCAAATGGACTTATTTCCATTTGTTTATTGTTTATTGTATAATGTATAATGTATAATATATTCCAAAACATTTTGATAAAATTACAAATAAAAATATTATCTTATCAAAATTATCTATCTATCTCATAAGTAAACGCAAAATAACAGTGAATACAATTGCATGGACAATAAATCCTAACATTGTAGGGCAACCTTCTTTGTTTGCAATTGGTCCAATAAGAAAAGATAATAAACGATGAACAAGTTTATACATCCATGGATTAAATAAAATCAACAAAAGTACAGTGGTATATAAGGTGAATCTCCATTTGTCGGCATTGGATGGTTCAGTAATTCTAGGTTTTTTGGTATCTAAATTACTCATTGTATATAATATAAGAATAGATATAATATATAATAAAATAAATCTTCTAAAATCGATATAGAGAAAATCCTAGGTATATATTTGTATCCATAACAGCTATAAAACAAAATATACCGCCTAGTATATTTGGATGCAGGTCCTGTTTTGTATTATTTACAGAATAATACAAATTACAAATTACAAATTACAAATTACAAAAGTTAAATAAAGATTTTTTGTAATAAAATCCATGTCGTATTATAATTTCAATAAAGACAACACATTTTGTATTTCATTGGAGAGCGCACCGGAAAGATGGGAACGAATGAATAGACGTTTCAAATATTTCAATATGGAAGCTACTCGTTGGACCGCATCAACCCCAAATACATTAACCGATTCATTCTATCATTATTTAAACCCAGGACAGCGCGCATGCGCTCAGTCTCATATTAATATATGGAGACATATAGTAAAAAATAACATACATTATAGTCTAATCATAGAAGACGACGCAAGATTCGACAAACAATGGAAAGAAAAATTATCTGAGATAACGCATCTAATAGATGCAGATCAAGAGTGGGAAGCCATTTTTTTAAATGTATCTGAACCAATGCATCCGCAAAATACGTGGATGAAGGTTCAAGAACAATATCTTACAGGAGCGTATATTCTATCTTACAATGGCGCAAAACATTTATTAGAGATTTTCAAAGACGGTTATGCTGCTAGTGATTGGATGACAACGCGTTTGCAAACGTATGGACATTCGTATTCATACTTTCCATGGTTAGTAATACAAGAAGGAAACGAATCGACTATCGGAAGTGGATATGAAGAAGATCATAAAAAAGTAATTCGTTGTTTGAACGAAGCTAACTATTCAATAGAAGAATATATTTAGTCGAATTAGCAAACAGATAAATTATAAAAATAATTACTTATTATTTTTACAATTATTTATTATTTATTATTATTATCCAACCAACTGTAATTGTTTTTGTATCATTGGTGTTAAATAATGTTCGAAATATTCACCCATTGGTGTATATCTTGGTATATCCAAGATTTCCAAAATATATTGATATGGGGTCATATTGCGTATTCCTTCCATACCAAATTTATTAAAATATTCCAACATTGCAAATGAACTCCCCGATATCAATAACATTTTCTCTTTCATTTCGATTAGTTCATGTTGTTCGCCGACCATTTTATGTTCGTTAATATTCCAATATATCATATAAGGTTCTGTATTCGTTTTAATATAAAAGTCATCGAACAGTCGCTTCCATGATATATTCGAATGATCAACGAATCGCGAAATAATTACAAAATGCATTCGTGAAACTTCATTTGTAGTCAAACCGGTCGAATCAATAGACTGACAAATCAAATCAAATGTTTTTGTAATATTAAAATCAGTCGCACGATTAACATAGGTATAAATACGCTGAACAATATCAGTAAATTCATCGTGTTCTTGAATAATGAACCATTCCGGATTATGATCAGAAATCATAATACGAGAAACACGCGAACGTTGAGCTACAAGAATGGCAATACCAATTGCTGTATGAATCTCACTTGCAGACAAATCGCACGAAATATCTAATATAGGAATATTATACCCTTTATGTGCATTTATCGGGTAAGAATTCATAATTACTTTCTTCCAAGAATGATTTAACCATTGAATTTGCGTATCAAGATCGTCATTTTCATCATTTGATTTATACACTGATTTGGGTTCTAATAGTTGAATCGCTTTTTTAACATATTCTGAAATGGAAACTACCGTTTTTTTATTTCGCCGTGGTTTTTCGGATTCATTTTCGGCTTCATTTTCACCGAATTCGGTATCACAAAAATCATTATAAAACTCCCGGAACTTAGAAGCACATGTTTCGCGGTCCTCTTCCGTAGATAATATAGAATGTAGATCAACCGTTTTTTTCTTTCGACTCACGCGATGATTCATATTCATAAATGCCTTGTTTTGTTTCATCATAGTGGTTATGGATACATTTTCAGGATTAATATCTGCCCAACGATTACTGCATTGTTTTATTTGAACAGTATCTAATTCATGGTTCAATCTCGATACCAGTTTGCGATAATATCGTTTTTTCTTGTCAATATTATCATTTTTGGCAATATATTCATTCTTTTCCAAATAAAGTGCGCAATATTGTTCAGCTAATCTATCGAACATCCAGCCGAATTTACTTTTTTCACGAGGCGCCCATTTTGCTGCAAAAGACATAATATCACGACCACATGGCCGAGTTTTTAAAGACATGATATTCACGGTAGAATCGTTGATATAATCGTCCATAGCCTTATCCCAATTACGTTTATCTGCAACTAATTGATGATTCAATAATCCCAATGCAGTATCGATTAATACATTCTTTTTTTTTTCATCTTTTTCTCGAGTATGTACATAATTACAAAAATGTTTAATATCTGCCCATGATCCATACGATGAAAACAATTCAGGTAATCCATCTAATTCTGCGGATGAATCTTCTACATTTTGTGTAATTAATCGCAAAGCGAACATAGATGGAATAGGTAAATAATTATACCAAACAGAAATCAACATATAAGTTAAATCACGTTCGCCCTTACCATGAACAATATCGCGTGTTTGTGCAATCAGTTTGAACAAATAGGATAAATAATTTTTTAACACGAATATTTCCGCAATGAATTGATTCTTTTTAGAATCGACTTCTTTATTATAGATTTCACTATTATTGGATGATTTTTGTTTTTGTAATTCAATATGAGAACCTATATTTTTGCGAATTTCTTTAAAAATCAAATCCAACAAACTATCAAATTCAATCGTTAATTCTTGAATAGCAGCCCATTCCGTTTTTCGCGTAAGATTAAAATACAAACTTACAATTTTATTTTTAATAACGGTATGCAAATCGATTGGTTCCAATGGAGGAAATTCGGCAGTAGTCGTCGTCGTCATACTAGAATTTATAAGCGTTAATAATATAACAAAATTAACATTTATATTGTTTACATAACCTAATTATCATGCAGATTGCGGCGAGTCTTTTTATATTTTGCATTTTTATGATCATTGTGTAATTTTATTGTAACCTTTTTCTTTTTATTTTGCACCACACCCAATTGAGGAAGAATTGAATCTGTAATCTTCAATATCGATTTGGGTTTAACATTTTCTTTTGGAGGAACTTCTTGAAATAAAAAATACAAGGCATTGATATCATGAAAAATAAAAATAGAAGGTGGAATTCGAATATCTTCGATAGGAGGGAGAACTTGAAAAAAATGTTTCGAAATCTCTTTAAAATTATCAGATTTTGAATAATTTTGTAAGTTTTCAGGTTCTAAATCAACTAAATACATCCATGAATCTTTAAAAATATATTTTGTATTGTTATTATTATTATTATTATTATTATTATTGCACAACCTCTTTTGTTGAATAAAATGGAGAACCTGTTCTTTTGTAATAATGCCGATTTTCGATGTATCGGATGATGTATTTTCGGCAGGTTCTCCATTTTGATGATATGAAATAGTAATTTGTTCTGATGTAATCTTTTCAATATAAGAATTCAGATTTATATACAAAAAATAGCAACGAATTGTATCCATAGGTTCTCTAAGATAGTTTTGTTGTATTTGTAAAATTTTCTCTTCTCGTTCAATCCATGACATTTATAAGTACAAGGTTATTTATTTGTTAGTGTATATTTCTTTTGAATTTACAACGAACGGTTATTTGAATTTTCTTTTATTTTTCTAATATATATATATATATAGTAAAATAAAATGTTTTGTTCTCCACTACTCACTTTTTTTATCGTATGTTTAGCGTTTTTTATACCATATCCAAAAATGAGTATTTCGCCAATGAGTCTAATATTTAATATATTAGAAGGATTTTTGTTATATTATTTATGTAAAATCGGATGGGTACGTTTAGCTTGGGCTATCGTATTAATACCATTAATTATTATATTACTAACACGAGAAGAATTTGATAAATTTGCACGTTCAGAAGAAGAAAGACTTAAAAAAAAATAAGCAAATATTAAATTATCAAACATTAAATTATATTGATATATTGGTATAAAGATAAAATACCAGTATAGTTTGTCTCAAAACAGCACAAGGATAATTCTATTTTTTATTATATAGAAAAAAATAAAAGAATATGGTTATAAATTAATTGAGGCAGGTTCTATGCAAACAGAATCAATCTGTTGCATTTATTAGTAGTTAATCTATATTAACACAAATGGGTTGTGGGAAATAATAAAAGGGATAATGATGATGCCGACAATAAACTGACGCCTATAATATAATGGGAACGAGACTGCCAATAAAAGGGATGATGCCGACAATAAAAGGGAACGAACGAAGCCAAATATAATATATTTATTATGATAAAGAATTTTTATTCATTATCAATATATTGGGAACTATTATACTACAATATTATACTACAATAACATTGATTTGATTTATTTGATTTGATTTGTTGATTTTATTGAAATGGGTTGAGTTCGCAAAATTGATTTATGTATTAAAAAATATATAAATCAATCAATTAATAATAAAAAATCATCATGGATACTACGTCATATATAGATAACCCTACTTTATGCATCCCGAGAGTAGATGTATCTACACCATGTGAATACATATTCAAAAAAATGTGCAAATTAAATTGGGGATATATTCAAAAAATAATTGAAATTCCAATGAAGAACGATCCATATCAAAAAAGAATAATAGTTAAATTAAAATGGAATAATAATCCAGAAACAATCGAATACAAAGAAAAAATAAAAAAAGGGGAAAGTATTAAAGTAGTACATTCTCCGGATGAACCATGGTTTTGGAAAATAGTTCAAACAGAATTCCAAAAACAAAAATAATATCAAAATCCTAATTTGTTAAATATCTTTGGATTAATGGATTATTAACAATACGCGGTTTGACTCCAAAAAGAATCATAATCAATCCGATTTTATTATTTTCGGCATTCTGGATTTCTTCTATGAATGCATTATCAATATGACTGTATGCATTTTTATATTGTACAATATCTTCTATTAATTTTGACTTCATATTTGTTAAATAAAACAAACGTTCTTTTTCTCTTTGAATATCTAGAGAAGATGAATTGGGTGAAGCATTCGCTCCTGATTTATTATTATTATTATTATTATTATTATTATTATTATTATTATTATTATTATTATTATTATAAATACGTTCTTGTGATTTACATAAAATGTACCTCATTTCATTTTTAACATCCCTGTATTTGATAATCAATGTTTTTTTATAAGATTCTACTTTTTTTATAAAAGAAAACACATTCAAATGACAAATAATCGGAAAAAGTGGTTTCAATTCTTCTGGAATAAAAACGACACACGATTCTTTGATTTCAAAAATTTTCTCTTCAAATTCCCGTATTTTTGACATTATTAATTGATTTTGTTCCATTTGGTTCTCCATAAACATAAGTTTGCTATTAGTAATTTCCAACGAAGTCTCCAATTTATCATATTGATTCGCTAAATGAGAAAACGTTTGATGACAGGATTCTAATTTGAAATAACTTAAAAAAGAAATCAACAACGTAATGGTAGCATTCACGGCTGATACAATTGCGCCACTCCATTCATAATGTGAAATGAATGGAGCAATTATGGTTATACCGGATGCAATCAATATAGCAGGTATAGTTAATAGATTCAATTTAAATTGCGTTAAATTTTTGGATTGAATATACAAATTTTTTTGACCTTTTAAGTACGTAATCAATATTTCGAGTTCATTTGAATATTTGAATGAATCATTAATATCATATTGTTCTAATGATTTTTCAATTTCTTTGTATGTAAGTTTGCGAAAAGCGACCGAAGGTTTATTGTGAATTCGTTCGTTGTTCTCATCATGAATGTTTATTTCAGAAATATGAGTATCTGACGACACAATATCATCTTCAATGTCAGTATCGATATTTATTTTGTATCGTTTAATTTCATTACGATTATCATTATCTATGTTTTCATTATCATCATCACTATTATTATCGCTATTGTTAGACGTTGTAATTGGACTATTAGAACCACGTGCAAATGTAATTTTGTATGATGAATAATCATATTGAAAATTCTCATTCATAAATCCATCTATACTGTAGCTATTGCTTCTAATATTTGGTTGATCTATATCCGAAGAGATATCAAATGTGTTATTAATCATTGTATATGTTATATATGTATGTTATATGTTATAATAAAAAAATACAAAAATTGAAAATATTTTTAATGTAATATACAATCCGCATAATAATAATAATCAAATCATGGAAGAAGAAGAAACGAAAAAACATTCGTCTGAAGACGAAACACTCCCATTAACGCGTATAGAACTACTTGAACTGAAAATGCGCAGCAAAATGCAAACCAAGAATTACAAACGTAATCTAAAAAATTATATATTAACATCACGATTCAATAACCATACTTGGAATGAAAACTCGCATTTTCGAAAAAGGAATGGTAAGCTAGGATGTATTTATTGTGCGCCAATACCAATAACTACAGAGATACCCATAGATTCAATATTGTTTATTTTAGAAATGAATAATGATACAAACAAGATAATGGGTGTTGGTATGATAAGAAATCACCCGATATGTAATAAATATTTTGTATACGACAACAATAACTATAATCGATATGTTTATATAGGAAAACACAGAATTGATAGAAGTGAAATGTCAGAGGAAGAGGATACGATTATGCGAGTATTTGACATTCTATGTTTTACTGGAAATAAACATATGAAACGCGGGCATGGATTAAAAACGTTCCCGATGGATATGTTATATCGTTGTTCCAAAATAATGGATTTAGTTGATTTTGTGAATGGAATGTTTAAAAAACGAATTACAAAAAAAGAATAAAACTCAATGTAAGAACAAGAAATATAAACCTATTGTATAATTCAATATAATTATATTTATTATACAATGAACAATTCAAATGATATTTATAGAGTAGATAAATATACAGAAAAAGAACTATTTGATATATTGGATATTGTTAATCCATCGGATAGAGAACTAGAAGCTAAGATTCTACATATGATTTGGAAATATGAAAATTTCGGAAATGAATCGGGTGATAAATTGGCAAAGTTTTTCAAAGATATTTACGACTATTTTTTTGATACAGAATCAAATGAAGAACATGAAGAAACTACGATAGAAGGATTTGACGATATGGAGAAAACATATCAAGATAAAGAATCCGATAAAAATAAAAATGAAGAACAAGCAACAAGTGCTACCCCAAATAATACAATTTCAGATAGTCGAAACATAGGATATTCATTTCCGCTGGATTATTCAAAAGATACGTTGAATCCTTTACTTAAACAAACCATAAAACGTATTGTAAGCATTGATAGTCAATATCGTGATAACAAAAATTCTTTATCGACAGATTTCACATTTAATTTATCGGATCCATTAAGAGATGTAGTTGATCTTAAATTATATTCAATTCAAATTCCATATACTTGGTGGACGATTAATAGTAATTTTGGAAGTAATTTTTTTTATTTAAAAGGTAATTCTCCTGGAATCAATGGTGGGAACCATGATTATAAATTTGAAATTCCTGTAGGAAATTATACAGCTCCAGATTTAATTACAGCAGTGAATACTTCAATTAATAAATCCAAAACAGATCCAATGTACAATGACGTAAGTTTTGGCACAACCGGTATAAGTTATGATTATCCAAGTTCGAAAGCGACAATAACGGTTGATATAACAAATCGTTATACAGAACCCTATTATAGTATGTCATTTGAAAAGTGGACAACACCGAATGATCCATCTGGCAATAGACTTTCATCGATACCTGCATTTTTAGGATTTAATAGACCAACATACTACCTATATCGTGTTTATTCAATATTAGATATATTACCATATACAGATTCATCTGCTACTATAATTGATACACAAGCTAGTTTATACAACCTAACTAATACGAATAACTATTTTAATATAGTTCAATACATTGGAAACGCGTGTCCAGCCGATTTATCAAGTAATACTGTTAAACAAGTAATAAAAATACAATTAAGTAATTTAACTACAGGAACAACCTATTCTAGAACTCAATTAGTAAATGAATTGAATACACAATTACATTCAAATCCATATTTAACGTCATTATCAAATATAAACCGCGTAGATACTACAACTCAATATGTTAAAGGATTCGGATTTTCTCATTACGAATTGGATATACGATTAAATCGGTTAACAACAGATAATAGCGAGAACATAAAAACAGCGGTTGTATTTCCGAGTGAAGCATCCAATAATAACATTTGGGTTGGACAATCATCAGCGTTTGTATTTCAACGATTAACGAATGAAGTTAGTGATATAATAGCTGAAACAAGTACAACTAGATCACTGTTTGATATTAGTGCGAATCCATATATTTATTTACAATGCACACGGCCAAATTATGCATTTGATTTAGATAAAACCAAAGTTCAAGATATATCATTCAATGATTATAAAATAGTATTATCTGATAGTAGTGCAAATGGATATACATTAACGCAATATATGGATGCAATCAATACAAGTTTTGCAAATATAAATAACAAAACCAAAGTTCCGATCTATAATCCGAATGGCGATTTCAAACTAAGTCCTCTACCTGCAAGTATAAACACAGATAAACTATTTGATTTAAAAATCGATTTAACAAAAACATTCACACAACAAAGTTATTTAATGGATTTATCCAATAATGGAAAAAGAACCGCTTTATCGCGAATATTGAATATTCCATCGACCAATCCTAGTAATGCATCTCTTATCAACATTGATTTATCTGCAAATTCAATATTTATTAGTCAGTTTGCTTTAAATGATACAAACGGATATGCAATCGATACATCATATTTAATGATTATAAGACCAAAACCAAGTTCATCCAATCGAAACGCACCTACTCAATATATACCACCAATTGCAAATATAACTTATAATTCTATAACTGAACTACAGAACGCTTTAAATACAGCATTTAATAATTTTAAGGATACAGATGGAAATAACATATTGCAAGGTACAAATGTATCATTTGTACAAAACGGTAGTACAGTGAATTCAACTTTAACAGTAGTTATACGTAAATATTTAACACAAGAAGATTATCAATTGGTTTTCGTAGATACAAAATCGTCAACCACTAGTTATAACTATTCAACATACGGTACTAATTGGATACAATCGTATAGTTTAGCTAACACACGGAATATAGCAATATCATCTACTGGACAATATCAAACTGTTATAATTGATCAAGGAAACACAATATATACATCATCTAATTATGGAGTAAATTGGAGTGCTCGCACTACATCTAGTAGTGAATACTGGCGATCTATATGTGTATCATCTACTGGACAATATCAAAGTGCAGGAACACTTTATCGGGGTACTTATTATTCTATCAATTATGGTGCGACATGGATAAAATCAAATATGCCGAATGTGTTTTCTGTACCAAGTATTGCAATGTCATTTAATGGACAATATCAAACATTACTTGTAAACGGTTCAGGAAAATGGGAATCTACAGATTATGGAGTGAATTGGACTGAAGTAAATCAAACAGTTCTTCCATATAGAAATTATTCAGCAGTAAGTATTTCAGATTCTGCACAGTATCAAACTATATCTGTTAATGGTGGATTTATATATTATACAAAAAATTCAGGGACGACATGGAATCAATCGAATGCTCCTTCTTCTGGATGGAGCAGTATAGCAGTATCTTCAACTGGCCAATATCAAGTAGCATGCGGTGCGCCAGGAAATGTAATATATTCGAGTAATTATGGAGAAACTTGGAGTGCTTCCAACTTACAATCTAGTGATTATTATGCAGTATCGATGTCAAAAACAACCGGACAATATCTAACTCTTTTTAAAAATACAGCAATATATTATTCGACTAACTATGGAATAAACTGGACTCAAGACTTGAGTGGTTTTCTTGGCGCGCCTGCGGTATCGTCAGATGGTACATATCAAGTTTTGGCCGGAACACGAAATGGAATCAATCCTGGAATATATTATTCAAAACTTACTATTAGTAGTAATAATGCCAATACATGGAGTACAACTGACCCAAGTAATTCATGGGCTTATAATTTAAAAATTGGAGATTCGTCTTATAATTTATCAAATCCATTATATAATTCAGATACTACTACATATACTGAAATCCTAGGTAAAGATAAATTATTAGTTGGAAGTATCTTTTTAACAAGTGCAATCAATAACATATATTTTAACCCACTTCCAATTGATAATGGCGGAGACGGTGTATACACATCCGGAGATTTAACTATAACATTACCAGAAAACGGTTTTTATACTGTAGATAATTTAATAACAGAAATAAACAATCAATTTAGTTTGAATCCTTTAACCATAGGTTCTACTATCGGATATATATCATCTGGAGGATCAGACTATATTAAAATGCGAATAAATATAAATAAAACATATACAGGGTCTGATTATAGATTAGTTTTTTACGATCCATATAGTTTCATTAGCTTTATTACTTCAACCCCTTCATCTACAATAAGAACTTTCCGAAATACATCGTGGGATGCTACATTAGGTTGGATATTAGGTTTTAGAAATTCGACTGAATACGATTTATCCACTATTACTCCTACAAATGGAACAATTCAAATTACCGGAGATACGGTAGTAAGTATTAACATTTACAATTATTTTATGATTATATTGGACGATTACAATCAAAATCATTTAAATGACGGATTAGTGACGACTACACAAAAAGAAAAAGATTTTCCATTACCATCATATACAAATCGTGCTACATATAGGAGTGATCCTTCTACTGGAAAGTTCATTACATCAACGACTGATACCAAAACTGGTAATAATTTAACACAAAAACAAATATATGCTGCACAGGAAGTAGTAAACTCAATAACTAGTTATACAACTACAGCTAATAGCAACCAAAAGAATTACTATTCAAGCGGACCCTTTGCAAAGAATGTATTTGCATTACTTCCAATGAAAATTGCAGGATTGGATAACAATGCTGTTTATGTTGATTATGGCGGAACATTACAAAATCAAGAGAGAACCTATTTTGGTCCAGTGAATATACATCGAATGACGGTAAAATTAATAAATGATAAAGGTGAAGTAGTTGATTTGAATGGTGCAAATTGGTCGTTTTCTTTTATTTGCGAACAGTTGTATCAACAGAAAAAAACATAGTTCGCGTATTCAAACATTCAAATTCACTTATTTATCTATTGTATTATGTATTGCATGTATTATATACGTATTATACATAAATGGACGCAGGTCAAAATAATAATATCGATATCCGAAACCCTGTAATTATAATTGATGGTATAGGATTTTATGCGCCTTATCTAATGTTTTTAACAACAATTTTTTATAGTTGGAGTCGTAAAATATATCTAATGGGATATTTAGTATTTTTTGCAGCAAATACATTATTAAATAAACTTTTGAAACTTACATTTCGAGAACCTAGACCAACCGATTATCAAATATTCGCTGATTTTGAGAAAACAACCGGTGAAGAAATATTCGGTATGCCATCGGGTCATGCTCAATCGGTCGCTTTTTCCATTATATTTTTATATTTATTTACGAATTCCACAACGTTGTTTTTGATTACAACTTTTATAGGATGCATATGCGTATATCAACGTTGGAAATACCGCAGGCATACAATAAAACAATTAGTCATAGGAACATTCATCGGTTCTATTTTTGGTGGAATGACATACTATATTATTACAAAGTATTTGAAGACAAAAAATCAAATACAACCACAAATTCAAATCTAAATCTTATAACAATATATACATTCTATAAACATGTCTCAAAGTGATTATATCAATTATAAAAAAACAGGAATTATATTAAAAAACAGCACAAACACATCTACTCCATATGATGAATTAGATCCTGTTCTTGCACCTTCAACTTATGTATCACTTAAAAGTTATACTTTAGAGAACACAATAAAAAATACCAAATCGACCTATAATTTATTAACTCCATCGGGAGAACAAATTGTATTTGATATGGATCGACCAAAAGCATCCAGTTGCACACAATTTATAGTTTGTAGAGGAACCCATGCACGACCAAATCGTGTAGCATTGAAAGCATATCAGCGCACTTGTTTTCCTGTAATGAAAGCGCCGGGAAGAACTGTACCGCGATACAATAAAAAACCAATTCTTAATAAAAACACGAATTATAAGATTACATGCAAGTGTGAAAACGTAGAATGCAAATGTACGGTTGCTTGTCAAACTGGCACACAAGGATATCCATGCACTACAAAAACGATATAATCAATCATACAATTATGTAATTATGTATTGTTTTGTTGTAAAAATTAGTAAATTATAATATATATTTATGTCGCTGTAATATATATTATATTATAACAAGTAGATGAGTAATTATTTTGATAATAAAGAATTGTTTCTACAACCAAAAACCAATCAATATGGAAGTCATATGATTATGTCCAATGTAATGAAAGAATCTAAAATAAAATATATAAATATCGATACAAGATTTAGAGATGAATATAATTATAATGCAGTATCCAATTATAATATAACGCTACCTCAACGATTAAATGAAGTTCATAATATTTCTATAACCAATCTAGAAATACCGAATACGTTTTTCAATATTTCTGGAAATTTGGGTAATAATAGTTTTAAAATTACAAGTGGAGCGACAGTGAAAACAATTACTGTTCCAGATGGATATTATAGTCAAGCCACATTAAAAACTGCAATAACCAATGCAATTACTGCTGCAGGTTCTCCATTTTCAAGTGGAGGAGTCGCATTTGATATTGTTGGAAATTATTCAAGCTTCGCACCAACTGCATTAACTGCTACAATCAATTTCGATGTAGACCCAAGTGGAAATTTCAATAAATACAATTTCAAATCTAGATTAGGTTGGTTATTAGGATTTAGAAATCAGTCCTATACATTCAGTAGCAAAATCACATCAGAATGTTTTGTTGATTTAACTGGTTCTCGTTATTTGTATTTGGTTGTAGACGAATTTTCCGCAGGGAATCAAAGTTCTTTCGTATCTCCTTTGCCTACGTCGATAATTAATAAAAACATATTGGGTAGAATTTCATTGGATCCTCAAACCTATCCATATTTATCAGTAATACCTGCAAACTGTGGAAATGGGTTGCTATTATCAGATGCAAGGTCATATACAGGTAAAGTGAATCTACAAAAAATCAACGTTCAATTGATCAATGAATATGGTATTGTAATGAATTTGAACGGAGCTGATTTTTCATTTTGTTTGAGAGTGGAACACGAATAAAGCCAAAAATATCATTACCTAGGATAAGGGTTTAAAGATTCAACTACAACAATATCAAAAAATAATATGAAGTATATTTTAGTATGTATATTCTATAACATTTTATCAATAATTTCAGCAAACCAAAACATTCCAAAATTTTGTATAGATTGTAAGTTTTTTAAGAACAATTTTTTTACCGGAAGTGAATTTGCGAAATGTTCATTATTTCCTATAGAGAAAGACAACACCGACGAGTTTTTGGTGAATGGATATAAAAAAAATAACAAGGTAGACTACAACTATTGTTCTGTAGTAAGAAAATACGAACATTTGTGCGGAAAGGAAGGCAAGTTTTATAAAAGAAAAGATTAAATATAATTAACGCGTTTTTCTAGTTTTTATTTTGTGTTATCTGTAATATTACTAGTACTATTACAAATAATAATATTGTTATTCTCAAATGATTTATCGACGACGGTTTCTTTTGCCAACGAATGAACAATTTTCGGATAATATGAATCGCGATTATATCCAGCCAATGATTCTTGTTGCATAGCAATACATTTATTGGAAAAATCAGAATCAATATCTTGATAATCAGGATTGTTTTCCTTCCATTCCATCAAGGTTTTAACGCTCTTTCCTGAAATTTGCTGTATTGCACCGTTAATTTTTATAGCATCCTCATCTTTTTGCCATTTATTATCATCATGTATATACATTGTTTCGCGTTTAATATCAGTACAATGGATCGGACGTTCATATAAACTAAGTTGTCTCAAATTATCTAGCAAGATTTTGCTGATTCCTTGTACAAATCCCAATTGTGCATTGTTCTCCAAATCTTCACGAGATACTTCAATACTTTCAATGAATTCAGATAAGTTAACCGCGTCTTTACACTTTTCGTGTAAAAATATATTGAGATTAAATTTATTATTACTATTTGTATTATTGCAATTTGAAATTGCCATATTACTCGCTGCTGCTTTATGCATTTCAATCAATTTGTTATTTTGTTCTAACAATTGTCCATTGCTGTTTGAAATCATCTTAACCAATTCACTATTTTCCTTATATTGTTCAATAATCATTTTTTGAAGTTCTCGATTCTCCAATAAAATATTTTTAATTAATTTTGAATCGATGTTCTTCAATGAAATCGTATCTTGATCGGTTTGTTGGCATTTTTTGAAATGAGACCAATAACTGGTGTATTTAGTATATTCTTTATTACAATGATTGCATATATAGGTCTTTTCTGTATTTGTAATATTTCTCGAATGTTTTTTAGTTTTCAAATGCATATTCCAGTTAGATTCTTTCTCACAAGAAAAAACACAAGCATCGCAAAAGAACGTTTTTTTCATTTTTCGGCATGAGAATCCTCCGAAATCATCGGAAATGTCCTCCGATTTTCTGGATGCTGAGTTTTTTGCAGCGACATTTTTATCATGTATAGTATATAAATCACTGCATTCTGGTTTAATAATTATATTATCGTTTAATTCTGTATTTTTGCGCATAATTTGGATACGAAGCCTCTATAAAAAATCCCGATAAAAAAAATGCCTAAATAGAACGCCGACCCAAAAATCGGTCTAAAAATAAAAAAATATTATGCAGTCATTCATTTGATCCTAATACATTTTTTACAGCATAATGCAGCAAAATCATAAAATGCCGTTTTTTGAAAAAATGGCCTTGGAAAAGTTTTTTCATAAAATGAAAAAAGGACATTTTTAAAATGTCCATTTCCAAAAAAAAAATATTAATAATAGAACCTACTTTTTACAAAAAATTGAAATAATCGTAGTTTTTGTTTTATAGTCAATAAAAAAATAAAATCAATACGAACAATCCGGTTAGTTAACTAACATGAATCTATTTATTCTATCGCTTTCCTTCCAAGAATGTGCGGAATTTATGTTTGACAAGCATGTATCTAAAATTTTATTAGAGGCAGTGCAAATGTTATGTAGTGCCATTCAAATTATAGACCCAGACAATGAAATCAAAAATAAAATACAATTATATAAAATTTCTCATAAAAACCATCCAGTATCGATTTGGATGCGTTCTTCATTGGATAATTATATGTGGACGCTGGATTTGGTGGATGCTATGCATAATGAATGGAAATATCGTTATGATCATCCGAAAGATAAAATGCATAAGTCATATATTGTAGCACAGTATTTACGAAAAAATGCACCAACCTCAGACAAATTCCCAAACAGGGGACTCTTACCATTTGCACAGGCAATGCCCGTAGAATGTAAATGCAAAGACGCAGTAGATGCCTATCGCAAATATTATCAAACACCAGAAAAACAGAAAATTGCTTCTTGGAAAAAAAGAGGAAAACCGGAATGGTATCAAATTATAAAATAGAATAGAATACAATATAAATTGAATTTGTAATATATTGTATACAAATGGAAGATTTTTTAAAATTATACAATCAATGGTCTATGAGTAAAAAAAAAGACGAATTGGGAAAAAAACTATTGAATGAAGGATTAAAAATTGTAGATAAAGCAGACAATAATTGTAAAGAATTAATATTAACCAGATTAATATATGTAGATTCAAAAAATACCGAATTGTATTACAGAATGGGTATGTTATATCGAGGAATATCAATAGAAAAAGAGATATTATGGTATAAAATGGGATATAACATAAATCCAAACCATTTTAACAACTTTTTTGCATTATGTAAATCACTTATTATAAACAAAAATTATCAATTAATCGTAGAATTAAATGCAGACAACATATTCGATCGATACACACATGAAATCGAATTGTTATATTATTATGTAGAAAGTATGTTGATCGTAGATAACATTAAAAATTGTTTAAAATATGCATTATTGGTAAATGATTATTTCATAAAAAAAGATGTATCAAATAACGAAGAGGCATTTTTTAAATGGAATAGTTTTGTAATTTGTGCAAAAATATATTTTTTATTGGGTAATATAGAGAATTCAATCAAATCTATGGAATATGCCTTAGATTATGCAAAAAAAACAACAGTACAAAAGTATATCATAGAGAGTTTACAAAAAAACATGGCATTATATGATCATAAATATTATGATAATAAAAAACATTTCGAAAATGTGGTAAGCATAAATTACTATTTAAGAGATACGCCGATATTCGATTTAATAACAAATAACAATAAGTATAATAATCATACAAAAATACGTGTAGGTTATTTATCAAGTGATTATTCAATGCATGCAGTATCTAATTTCATATTTCCTATTTTGAAATACCATAATAACAATAAATTTGATATATATATGTATTCAAATCAAGAAATTATACATCCAATGTTTAAACCATTTGGGTTGAATCACTATAGTGTATTTAATATGAAGGATATAGATGCAGCAAAATTAATTAATAAACATGAAATTGACATTTTAATCGATTTGAATGGATTCACTTCGGGAAATCGATTAGGTATTATGGCATTTCGTCCAGCACCTGTACAAATTACATATATAGGATATCCAAATACAACTGGTTTAAAATATATACAATATAGAATAACCGATGAAATTTCAAGTAGTATAAATAGCAAACAATTATTTTCAGAGGAATTGATAAGATTACCACGATGTTTTTTATTATATGAATCGATTTATCAACGAGAACCAGTTAAATTGAAAGAAACTGTATCGAATACTATTATACTAGGTTCGTTAAATAAAGAACCCAAAAACAGCATACAAACATTGAATACATGGAAACAAATATTGAAAACGACTACTAATACTAAATTATTAATAAAAATAGAATCATACGACAATAGTGAAGAACGTTTAAAATATTATATGAAATTTTTGGATGTAGATAAAGAACGTCTTATTATAATACAAAAAATAGACGATAACGAATATATTCAATTATTTTCAAAAATAGATATATTACTTGATACCTTTCCTTATTCTGGTACTACTACATCATGCAATGCTTTATATAATTCAATACCAATTATTACAATGTACAATGAGAATTATCATGTTCATAATGTTACGTCATCCATTTTAATAAATTGTGGATTACCGGAATTAGTGGCAAAAGACGAAGAAAATTATATAAAAATCGCTTGTAATTTAATAAACGATTCAAATCGAATAAATGAATATAAGAAAAATATAAGAGGAATGTTTATGAATCTCATGGAACCAAATGCATTTATGAAAACATATGAAGAAGAATTAACTAAATTATATAATAAACACGTGCGATAAATAATACAAAATTGAATGTAATATAAAAATATATAAAATATATAAAATATACAAATCATAGTATAATAGAATACATCATCATGTCAAAACCAACACCAACTATGCTTGCTATAAAAAATGCACATCCAAGAGATCAATATATAACATTTGATGAAGGACCTCATATATACACCGTCCATGGAGAACAAGGATACACATCGGTTACTACATGGAATCATCATCATTTTCCTGTATTTGATGGCAGCAAAATAATCAACAACATATTACAAAGTCCAAAAATGTCAGATCCAAATTATAAATACTATGGAATGACGAGAGAAGATATACAATCAGCATGGGACATGAATCGAGATGCCGCTTCGGGAGCTGGAACGCAAACACATTTTAATATAGAATGTTATTATAATGAAATTCCAGTTAATGATGAAAGTATAGAATTCCAATATTTTAAACGGTTTTTATTGGATTTCCCGAATCTACAAGCATATAGAACAGAATGGTGTGTTTATCATGAAGAATTGAAAATTTCTGGTTCAATTGATATGGTTTTTAAAGATATTAATACAGGAGAATATTATATATATGATTGGAAACGAGCAAAAGAAATCGAATTCGAAAATTACTATGGAAAATCGGCAATAACGCATTGCATACGACATTTGCCTGATACTAACTACTGGCATTATTCATTGCAATTAAGCGTATATAAAAAGATTTTGGAAGAAAAATATGACATGAAAATTAAAGGTCTTTTTCTAGTAGTTCTTCATCCAGATAATCAATATAAAACATATGAAAGAATAGAAGTTAATTATTTGGAAAAGGAAATGAATGATTTATGGGAACTAAGAAAGCAAGAAATAAAAATAGAATAAACAAAAAAATATAGAAACAAACTGTATTGTTTCTATATTGAATGTACGTTAATCCAAAATTATATAAAATAAACGAAAATAGTCCATACGTGTATTTGGCGCATATATTAGCATTTTTCTTTTTTTTAATAAGAAAATCTAAAGAACATTACTGGAATACAATTACGTTTATAAAAATTCAAATAGGGTTGCAACAAATTGAATATCCTCCAAAAGATCCAATCGAAGAATATATAAAACAAAAAAAAAATAAATTATTGAGAACGTGGGAAAACGAATCGGTGAATTCAAAGATAAATTCAAACATTGATCCAATTTTTTATAATAAAAAAGAATTTAATGAAATCATGAAAATACAAGATAATTATATTGAAAAATCATGGAAAACTAGGATATTATATGAATCTACACCTAGAGGTAGTATTATCATGTTTTATGATGCATTTAAACAAGGGTTTTCATATTATTCAGAACAAAATGGAATACCATATTCAATTTTAAATGCAGTAGCAATGAAATACGTAGTAATGTTTTTTTGTAGAGATTTTTTTATGGATGAACAAACAATTACACCACTATATGAGGTTGCTGTCGTAAATAGTAAAATACAACCAGAAAAAGAGGATAAGGTCGAGTGTATAAATCCGAAGTTATCACCATTTATCAAAATTTACTACGAAGAAGAAAAAAAAGAAAAACCCATCATAACAGAACATGAAAAAAACACAGAACACGATAAAGAAACTAAAGAAACTAAAGAAACTAAAGAAACTAAAGAACCTAATAAAAATGACATATTAAAAGAACTAAAAGATGCACCATTTGCAAAATTAAAAAATTATAAACTTACTACCAATCCCACTATGACGAATACCTCAACAAATACAAAACAACATGACTTACCCGTAAAACAATTATGGAAAAATAAATTTATCTTCGTAGGTAAAATACGAGATTTTAATATAATACAAAAGCCGCCAAGAGAATCATGCATGCCAATTATAAGTACAAGTTTTGACGGATTGTTTGGCGTTCCTACTATAAATACAACCAAATCGACTACTTCTTATAAGGATTACAAACAAAAAAAGATTACATACAAAGATTACAAATTAAACCGATAAAGATTTATACCTTTGAAGATTTCAAATGGCGCGTCCCATTTGAAATCTTCGCTGGTATAAATCCGCTTCCTTCAGGGCTATGATTTATTTTATCTCTTTATCGGTCATTGACCACGAAGAATGTGAATACGCAGGGCGGATTAAATTCTTCTTGGTTTAAATTTATCCACAGTAGTTTAGTTTAGATATAGTATTATCCAAAATTTACCCAACCAACCAAATTGGGATTATTTTGTTTCCATTTTAAAAACCCAACACTTTTTTCAGCCGCAAATGTAGATCCTAAATGCGATTTTGCAATTAAATAAGCTTTTAATTCTTTTTCATTTAATGATTGAATATACAAATCGATCATTTTATTTTTATTGATTTCATTCATTTTATATGATGATGTATCAGAATTCGAAACAAGTACAGTATTTTGCATATTATAAATAAAAATAATAAATATGTTTATTTAATTTATTATTTTCAATTTTTATTTGTAAAATAAAAAATATATGATTATTACACGTTTATATAGTATTACTTTATATTATACAACACAATGACACACATATTTCCGAATTTAGATTCATCTGGTATTCCCAATACATATTATTATTATGAAGGATATTATTATAGTTTTACAGGAAGTGGTGGCTATGTGGGAGAATCCGGTGGGCCTACATTAAAATATAATATAAATGCGATTTTTGAGAAATTTGATATGACAGATGCAGTACAAGTTTTATTTGACGTAGAGACATTTAATAAGAAAATAGGAATTGTGAAAGATGCGAGTAAAAATGTAATCGATACTTCATTTAATGATTTTACTGGAAATTTTCCAAATGATTCGTTATCAATTAGCGCACAAGAATTTGTGGAAGGAATGAATACAAGACAAATAATTTCATTAGGTAGATATTCAACGTTATATAGTGATTTTTCTAATTATATTCATCAATATTTTAGTCAAGGTGCATTTGCATCATTTTTTAATACAGCATCAACCTATTCAATTAATGAAGGAATATTTGATCCAAGTGCATTTATACAAATGATTACAGGAAAACAAATACAAAGTGATGGAACATATGTGAAGGATTTATCGGGGTCAATAACTGTGAATAACATCAATAATTTATTACGAACATCATGTGTATCTGATATATTTGGTAATCGTGATGCAAGTTCTAATCCAGAAATAACGAATGGATTTTTATCTGGTGATCTAATATTTATTCCAAACGGAACAGAATTAACACTCAATGTAGCAATTGATACAAAAAATTTTGTTGTACAGACGCAAAAAGGTGTAGAAAATGTGGATGTATCGAACCAAGATATAGAATACGTATCTCCGAATCAGTTATTTAGTATTGACAATACAGCTACTACAAACAAAATAGCAAGAACAACAAATGCTCCATTATTAATTCGTTTAGCAAATTTACCCGAAGAAGAAATTACTTCCTATAGTGTTCCAATTACATCCAATGTACAGCGAGGACAATACAATTGGATTAATCGAGGACATTATTATGGTAATAAACAATGGACTTGCGTATCCATGTCGCATACTGGACAACATCAAATTGCAGGCGAATATGAAGGTAAATTGTATAATTCAGATGATTATGGAATAACATGGAATGAAATATCATATATTCCAAATAATAACCTGTTGTGGAGTTCAGTCGCAATATCATATGATGGAAAATACCAAGTAGCTACAGGATTTAATTCTTTTATATATAAATCTCAAGATTACGGAAATACCTGGATTAAAAGTTCAAATAGAAATCAATGGTCAAATATTGCGATATCCCATACAGGTCAATATCAAACTGCTCTTATAATAGATGGATATGTTCAATTGTCGCAAGATTATGGGAATACATGGATATCTGGTGCAATAGAATATGGTAAAAAAGATTGGAAATCTGTAGCAATTTCGGCGGATGGTAAGTTTCAAGCGGTTGTCGCATATAATGATGGAATATATGAGTCAGATAATTATGGAAATACCTGGACATCAGTAAGTGGAGAGTTATTTACAACGGGAAAAACATGGAGTTCTATTGCAATGTCATGTGAAGGACAATATCAAACTGCATGTGTAGATAATGGAGACGTATATGTATCAACAGATTATGGAAATTCATGGAATATAAAAACAGATTTAGGTAATAAATTATGGAGTAATGTAGCAATATCTGGAACGGGTCAATATCAAACCGTATTATCTAGATATGATAATATTTATATGTCAAATGATTATGGAAATAGTTGGGTATTGGGAACAAATGATATTAATTATAAACCATGGAGTTCTGTAGCAGTATCTTTTTCTGGAAATTTTCAAACAACCGTTGTATGGAATGGTAGTATTTATCTATCAAAATTATTTTAGAAAATTATTCTAGAAAATTATTCTAGAAAATTATTCTAGAAATAATAAACAACCATTCACTGGTTTCAATTAAAAATATATCATAGAAATATATAAAATAATATATATAAAATAAATATATGTCTATTGCAACATTGAAGAAAAAAACACAAACAAAATATAATAATATGAGTGCAGGCGAACGACAATTTTCAATAAATGGAACTAGACGAAGTCAAGGATATGTAGGACAAGATACTTTGGGACGTTCTCTCCCAAGAACATTAATGAGAGGAAATGTAATAAGAGGACATGGCGGTTGCTGTGGTAAATATCCAATACAGCCAATTATACAATCTTCTGTTACTTCAACTAATAATCCAAATGTTGTAAAATCGTCGGTACTGGGTACATCAGGTATGATAAGTACAAAATACGCATGGATAGAAAGACCCCAACCATATACAAGAGTGAAACCAGATAATAATCAAAATAATAATTCACAAAGTGATTATATAACATATGTAGTAGATAAAACATTGAATGATACGGAATATGCATTGAGTGATACTTTGTTGGTATATCCACCTTTATCTCCAGTTACAACTTTTGGTACAACTATATTATCTAATCTATCATATGGAAATGGAAGTTACATTACAACAGCAACTGGCATTACAGCATATTTTGGTAATGGTCCATTTTATAATTCGGTAGAATTGACTACTGCGAATCGTTGGCAAACTGGTGGTGTTTATACTGTATCATCAACATATAATGGAAATACAATATATTCATTACCAGCAAATACCAATATAACAAATGTTAGTGGTGTATCTTATAATGGTCATTGGTTACAAATCGAATTTCCATATAAAATAAAATTAAATAGATACCATATTACACCTAGAGTGGGTGTAACTGTAAATATAATTCAAAATCTAATAGTAGCGGGTTCAAATGATAATACAAATTGGACATTTTTAAGTGAAATGAAATTAAGTAGTAGTCCAAAGATAAATGAAAGATTGTATTTTAACGTAAATGATAATATTGGTTTTAAACAATATAGAATAATAAAAATATCCGGATTTAGTATCGCACCATCATTATTTGATTTCCAATTTTATTCATACGATAAGTATTATTGTCAAGGAGAAGCAAATTATACATCAGTAACTTCATGTAAAAAAAATACTTGTACAACAAACAAGCCAGGAATAAATTATAATTATGCTATTCCATCCGGCGAATACATAAGAAGATTGATAAATTGTCGCACAAAAGATAATCATTTTTATGTAGCATCTAGAAATAATAAACAACCATTCACTGGTTTCAATTAAAAAAATATATCATAGACATTGAAGAAAAAAACACAAACAAAATATAATAATAATAATAATAATAATAATAATAATATGAGTGCAGGCGAACGACAATTTTCAATAAATGGAACTTGACGATGTCTAATAGTACATTGAATAACAATACCTAGCAGGATTATATTGCACGAATTGCAAGGAGACCGATTCTACAAGCTGCTGATAGGTCAAACTGCTTGCTTACTAGATACAAGATATCGCATAATTCAATTATTTATATTTATGATAAATAATTGAAAAATAAAATAAATTAAAATTGGACTATAGATCTAGCTCTTAATGTTCCTGAAACGTCCAATGTATATAATGGAGTTGATGTAGCAATTCCGACATTACCCAGGTTATAATAAATATCTACATTTGCTGGTTGAACAGTTGTCCATATGTTTGGTCCAGTTGGACCAGTCGTACCAGTCGCACCAGTCGGACCGGAAGGACCAGTCGGACCAAACTTCTCAAATGATGTATGGAGGTGTGAATATGTATTTGGGGTTTGGAAATATAATTCAGCTTGATGCGCATTTGAGTTTCTATTTCTGGATGTAATGATGATTGATAGCATATCATAATTTGCTAGTTGAATAAGATAAGGAATATACATAGTTAATGTATATATCTGGGGTACAACATGATCAAAGAGATATACCAAATCAGAACCATTTGGCACCAATGATGTATATTGTAAAGTAGTTTTATTTCTACCCAATAAGAAGAACCGTAATCCAATATTATTTACATCATTACTTGTATCCGCTTTTGCGTAAATGTTCAAATCCCATGTTCCAGGTGGTATATAATTTGGAACTCCATACAATTCTGAAATGTTTATTGCGAATTGTAAAATAGGAACGTCAATGGTATTTGAATTTGGTGTTGTGTATTTAATCATCATTTGATTTAATGATAAATCTGGGATTAATGTTAAACCACTCATACTGTTGTTAGGCGGGGTGGGACGCGTACCGCTTCCATTATATGTTATCGAAGTTGCGGATTGCATAGGTTGTCCTGTAATGGTAGACAAATTTGCAACGCTTATGTTTGACAATGATGGATCTGAAACGCTTTGATATGTTAAATATAACAATATACCACCAGAAAGACTATTATTTCCAGGCGCACCGTCAATACCCGTTGGACCCATTGGACCGGTCATGCCAGTAGCGCCAGTTGCGCCAGTTGCGCCAGTTGCGCCAGTTGCGCCAGTTGCGCCAGTTGGTCCAGTAGCGCCAGTTGCGCCGGTAGCGCCAGTTGCACCAGTCGCTCCAGTTACGCCTTGGGGGCCAGCTAAATTAAAACTAATAATGCTTGGAGTATCATTTGCGAAAGTCGCATCAGGACTAATGTTTACAACTTGAATTGTGTAATAACCGGTATCTCCTGATTCAGTTTGAGTAGCTTCAATAATTTCATATACTTGATACCATGTATAATCGTCTCGTTGTTGAATTTTAATAAATCCTCGATGTCCGTAGCTTCCATAACTATTTATGGCTGCATAGAATGGTTCAAGAATATTACCTAAGCCAGCAGCATCCGTACTATTAATGTATATTTCTGTCGCATCGCTCATTGTAAAATTATTAACACTGAAATATCCGGAACCAGGATTACCTTCTACGCTAGTACTAAAAATATAATCAAATGTAGCCATACCTGGACCGATTGGACCAACTGCTCCAGTATCGCCAGTAGCGCCAGTAGCGCCCGTCTCTCCAGTAGCACCCGTCTCTCCAGTAGCACCCGTCTCGCCAGTAGCACCCGTCTCGCCAGTATATCCAGTAGCGCCAGTTGCACCAGTTGCACCAGTTGCCCCAGTTGCACCAGTCGCTCCAGTTGCACCAGTTGCACCAGTTGCACCAGTTGCACCAGTTGCACCAGTTGCACCAGTTGCGCCAGTTGCACCGGTAGCCCCAGTTTCGCCGGTAGCACCAGTTGTACCGGTAGCCCCAGTTGCGCCGGTAGCACCAGTTGCTCCGGTAGCACCAGTAGCACCAGTTGCTCCAGTAGAACCAGTTTCTCCGGTAGAACCAGTTTCTCCGGTAGAACCAGTTGCTCCGGTAGAACCAGTTGCACCAGCTGAACCAGTTGCACCAGCTGAACCAGTTGCTCCAGCTGTTCCAGTGGGACCAGCTTTTATACTTGTAGTATAATCCCATGCTGGCGTTTCAACCGAAAAAGCATATGGATTATTTGGGTCTAAATTAAATTGACTTATTC